CTCCAAGTTCAAGTGGGTTCCGCGTGCAACCTTGATCGCGGAGTGGAAGGCGAGTCATGGCTGGGCCGTGACGCCGATCTACACGCCCGCTGCTCCGCTTCCGCAGTAACCGTTCACCTTCTTTCAACGAGGAACACAATGAGCCGAGTTCTTTTGAGCATCGTCCTGTTGCTCGCCTGCTTCGCTCCCGCCTTGTGCATGGCGGATGCCGTCAATGGCGTGTTGGCCGAAGAGCGCATCGTGAACCTGCCCAACGACCAGGGCAAGTGGTACATCAGCGTGGTCGGTAGCGCCAACGACGCGCGGTACAAAACGATCCTGGGCTGGTTCGACAGCGTGCCGAGCCTCAAGAGGCTGAAAGTCCAGGTTCACTTCTGCCCGGTCACGTCGGACACCGCGATCTACCGGGAGCGTTATGCCCCGAACACTAAGGCCCTGCCGATGGTGCGGATGCAGAACGCCGAGGGCGTCGTAGTCTACCAAGCCTGTGGCAACGACATCCCCATGACGGGCCAAGGGCTGAACGGCGCGCTTGCGAACGCGGTCAATAGTGCGCAGGGCATCCGCCCGATCCTGCCGTGGCGACGCGAAATGGAGCGCCGGTGTCCTGGCCCCGGCCCTTGCCCTAATCCAAACCCGAGTCCGCAGCCGACTCCCCAACCCGATCCCGAGCCTGCCCCGATTGACGACGGCGGTGCGCCGAACGTCGATCCGGTCGAGCCGGAAGGCCCTGCCGGCTGGCTGTTGGTTCCGCTCTGCGGCGTCGGCTTCTTGACCGGCTTAGGGATCGGTGCTGGCAAGAAGCTCAAGGAGAAGCTGGCGCAGAAGTAGTGTCCGTTCGTCCGGTTTCCGTCTCGTTTGACCATTCCGCTGCGAAAGCAGCACACCTCGAAACAAGTGGAGAACAGTGATGTCCCCGACTCTCGTGATCTGGATTCTGGCAGTGGCCGTGTGCGTGCTGGTCGGCCGCGACCTGGGCAAGTGGCTTTTCGGCGCGAACGAGAAGCTGATGACCAAGAAGCGGGCCGCTCAAAAGCTGGCGACCGTCCTGCGCGATAGCGGCCTCAAGTTGCTTCCGGCGCTCTTGGAAGACTTCGCCGTGGGCGACGTTCACGACATGGTGGAGAAGATTCACGATGTCGCCAAGCTGATCGACTCCGGCAGCGATGCCATCCTGCGGGAACTGGAAGCGACCTACGAGAACGTGTTGACCCGGAAGCTGGCTACGCCCGAGGGTCTGGCCTACATCAAGGCGAAGATCGCCGAGGTCGAGACCCCTCCGGCTCCGGCTCCTGCGGATGCCCCGAGGTCCGCTGTCGCTCCGGCCAAGTCGTAACGTCCGACTGACAAGCAACCTGGGCCGTCAGCCTTGCGGTCATACGCGAGGCTGACGCCCGGCTTCGTTACGGAGGTCGGACGATGCACAAGGCTGGTACATTCCTGATGCGGGTAGCCCTGCCGCTGGCAGCGTTGGCGCTGGCGCTTTGCATCGCCGGCTGCGAGGAACCGCAGCAGCAGCCGAACCGCAGCCCATGCAGCCGGCCCAAGGTGCTGGCGTTTACGGCAAGCTGGTGCGTTCCCTGCCAGCGGGCCAAGCCCGTGCTGGTCCAGATTCAAGCAGCCGGCGTAGATGTGGAGATCATCGACATGGACGCCCGGCCGGACTTGGCGGCGAAGTACGGAGTGACCAGCGTGCCGACGTTCTTTGTCTATGTCTGCGGCAAGAGCACTGTGCGGACGCAGGATGTTACGGTCGTCGTCCGCTGCTTCCCCTGGATGCAATCTCGTGGATGAAGGCAGTTGGGACGTGGCGACAGGTCATGCCGAGTCTAGCGGACGACTTGAGACAGACCATTCGGGACGGCATGGAGAGCAGGACACTCACGTCTTGTAGCCGCTGGGCCGAGCGCCGCCGGGTGATGGGAGCGCCTTTCGTCGGTCCTTACAGTTTCGCAAGACACCCTTGGTGCAAGGAGATTCACGACAGCAACGCGGCCTGGACAATCGCCATGAAGGCCGCCCAATTGGGCGTCACCGAGACCGGGATCAACCGGGCCTTCTTCACGCTCGACAAGCTACGCCGGGACGTGCTTTACGTCCTGCCGACCACCTTGAACGCGAGCGACTTTTCCAAGGCCCGCTTCGCCACGGCACTGAAACTCAGCCCCTACCTGAAAGACCTGTTCGTCGATACAAACACCGTGGGGCTGAAATCGACCGGTCGGAACGTCCTTTACATTCGCGGGAGTCGCGGCGACAGCAACTTGAAGTCCATCCCGGTGTCCGAGCTGGTCCTGGACGAGATGGACGAGATGGATGCCCATGCGGTCTGGTTGGCGTTGGAGCGGTTGTCGGGCCAAGTCCAGAAGCACATCCTGGCGATCTCGACGCCGACTGTACCGAAGTACGGCATCCACAAGCTGTACCTGACGAGCACGCAGGAGCACTTTTCCTTTCGCTGTCCGCATTGCAGCCGATGGACTGAATTGCTGTGGCCGGATTGCGTGGAAATCATCGGCGAATCGGTCAACGACCCCCGGTGCAAAGAATCGTTCCTCAAGTGCAAGGAGTGCAAGCACAAACTGGATCAGGAAGCCAAGCCGGACTTTCTGGCCAGCGGGCAGTGGCAAGTCACGGAACCGAACGTCTCGGCGGAGGAGTCGCGGGGCTTTTACATCAACCAGCTTTACTCGTCCACGGTGACGCCCGGCGAGTTGGTGATTGCCTATCACCGGGGCCTGGGCGACGAGGCGGCGGCAACGGAATTTCATTGCAGCAAGCTGGGCGTCCCGTTCATCGGCGAAGGCGCTCAAATCACCGACGCGATGATCGAAGCCGCGCTGCGGGGCCACACGACCCAAGACATGCGGCCCGCAGTGGGTGGCTCGCGCCTGATAACGATGGGCGTGGACCAGGGCAACACCAGTTACGCTTCGGTTGTGGAATGGCTTTTCGACGAGCATCCTGGCAACGACATCAATGCGGCGGCCATCGGCAGGCTGTTGTGGTTCGGCAAGTTTTCCGGGGAGAGCGACGAGGGCTGGCGCTACCTGGACGAATTGATGCGGGAATGGCAGGTGTTGGCCTGCGTGGTGGACGCCGATCCGTTCCTGAACGACGCCCGCCGCTTTGCCAAGAGGTTCCACGGCTACGTGTGGCTGACGCGCTACCGACGAGGGCAGACGGCCAAGGAAATCGCCATCAGCGAGGAAGAGACGGGGGCTCCGTTCGCCACGGTGGACCGCACGAACTGGCTTAGCTGCACCCTTGGGCGATTCAAGGCCAACCCGCCGCGAATCCAGCTTCCCCGCGATGTTTCGCTGGAATACCGCGAGCACCTGAAAAACCTGGTCCGCACCTACAAGAAGGACGACACGGGCAACATGGCGGCCGAGTACGTGAACACCGGGGCGGACCACTTCGCCCACAGCCTGTGTTACGCCGACATCGGCCTCTCACTGGCGGCCTCGATTACGACCGGGCAGGACATCGGAAAGGTGATCTAGCGATGACCGACCGAAAACCTCGCATCATCGACAGTCGCCATCCCTCGTACCTGGGCGGCCAGATCGACTGGGCCAAGTGGCGGTTGACCTACTCCGGCGGCGAGGAGTTCCGGGACACCTACCTGGAAAGGTTCACGACCAGGGAAGACAACGCGGATTTCGTCACCCGCAAGAACATCACCCCGATTCCTGCCTTCGCCAAGGCGGCCATCAACGACATCCGCAACGCGATCTTCCAGCGGATGCGCGACATCACGCGGCGCGGCGGAAGCCAAGCCTACCAGAATGCCGTGGCTGGGCTGGACCTTGGCGTGGACCGGCGCGGCTCGACGATGAACGCCTTCTTCGGCGTCAAGGCGCTGACGGAACTGTTGGTCATGGGCCGCGTGGGCGTATACGTGGACGCCCCGGCGATCCCGGCCCCGTTGACGCTGGCCGAGGCCGGCGGCGTGCGGCCATACCTCTACAAGTACGACATCGAGGACATCCTGAGTTGGTCGTGCGGCAACGCCGAAGAGCCGAGCGAGTTCCAGTCGGTGCTCCTGCGCGACACGGTGATGCAGTACGACGACAAGTACCTGTTGCCGAC